ACTGGCTGAGGAACTCATTAAGCAGTATCTTTCGACTAAGTCTCAACCTATTGAACAGGTAGAGCCTGAAGTAGACTTTTTTGAGAACCCGCAGCAAGCAGTTCAGAAGACCCTTGAGTCGCATCCAGACATGATCGCAGCCAAGCAGGCAGCGACACAGTTTAGACAGATGCAGACCCAACAGATGTTAGCTAAAGAGCATCCCGATTTCATGCAAATCGGGGCTGATCCAGAGTTTGAGACGTGGGTTAAGTCGTCAAATATCAGGCTTGGGCTCTATACGAAGGCAAATGTTGAGTACGACTACGAGGCGGCCAATGAGTTGCTCAGTACCTACAAGCAGTTGCGTGGTATTAAGACGCAGCAAGTCCAGCAAGAGCAGCGCGAAACGCGTCAACAGACGATGAAAGCTGCAGCCGTGGACGCTGGAGGTTCTGGCGAGAGTTCGAAACGGGTTTACCGCAGAGCTGACCTAATTCGGCTAAAAATGACCGATCCAGCTCGGTACGACGCGTTGTCTGACGAAATCATGTCAGCGTATCGTGAGGGCCGGGTCAAATAAACTTTTGACTTTTAGGAGCTAAACATGGCAACTGCATTTTCCCCTAGCAACAGCGTAACAACCACAACAGCAGCAACCTTTATTCCAGAGATTTGGAGTGATGAGATTGTTGCGGCCTACAAAAAGAACCTGGTTCTGGCCAACGTGGTTATGAAGATGAACTTCAAGGGCAAGAAGGGCGACACCGTCCACGTGCCTGCACCGACTCGCGGTAACGCCTCGGCAAAAACGGCCACCAACGCCGTTACGCTGATCGCTGCAACTGAGTCCGAAGTCCAGATTCTCATCAACAAGCACTACGAGTACAGCCGTCTGATCGAAGACATCGTCGAAGCCCAGGCTCTGAACTCCCTGCGTCAGTTCTACACCAGCGACGCTGGCTACGCTCTGGCACGTCAAGTTGACACCGATCTGGTTCAGCTCGGCCGCGCATTCAACGGCGCCACTGTCGGCACCGACGACTACGCAACCAGCAACACCACCACCAAGGCTTTCATCGGCTCGGACGGCACGACTGCGTACAACAGCACCAGCTCTAACGCTGCTGCCCTGACTGATGCTGCGATCCGTCGCACCATCCAGCGTCTGGACGACAACGACACCCCAATGGACGGCCGTTTCTTCATCATCCCACCGTCCAGCCGTAACACGCTGATGGGTCTGGCTCGCTACACCGAGCAGGCATTTGTGGGTGATGGCAACGCCATCCGTAACGGCGAAATCGGCAACCTGTACGGCATCCCTGTGTTCGTCACTTCTAACGCTGACTTCGGTGCTGGTAGCGGGGGCGCTGACCGTATCTGCCTGATGGGCCACAAGGAGTCGATGGTGCTGGTTGAGCAGATGGGTGTTCGTTCGCAGACCCAGTACAAGCAGGAGTATCTGGGTACGCTGTTCACCTCCGACATGCTCTACGGCGTCAAGGCAATGCGTACTGCCGCCACCGTTGGTGCTGCAACGTCATCCTCGGCCTTCGCCCTGGCTGTTCCAGCCTAATTAAACTCCCCGGCTTCGGCCGGGGGTTTTTAACCTAATTAGGAGAACATCATGGCAAACGCAACTTCTGTCGTAGTCCGCGCTGGTAATGACCAGTTTCGCGGCCTGTATTCCAGTACTTTTTTGGTTCGCGCAACGCTAGACGCCGATACTTTGGCTGATGGCGCAGGCGACACCGATACCGTATCTGTCCCTGGCGTAGCTCTGGGCGATATGGTGCTGTCGGCTTCGTTGGCTGTTGATGTGGCGGGTCTGATTGTGACCGCCTACGTCAGTGCTGCTAACGTGGTCAGTATCCGTTTCCAAAACGAAACAGGCGCTGAAGTCAATTTGGCTTCCGCTACACTTCGTTTGGTTGTAGTACGTTCATTGGCGTAAAAGTCGGGGGCTTTGGCCCCCGCCTTGCCATCTGGAGGTTTCATGGCAACTTTTAAGTGTTTGACCAGTGGCCAAACGGTCACGTTTACCCAACAGCATGACATCGACAGCATGAAGGGCCACCAAGGCTACATACGCGTCGATTTGCCGGAGGTTACGCACAGCGAAGAGGCCCATTTGATAACCCTAGCTCCACCAGTAAAACGGATGGGGCGTCCAAGGAAAATGGAAAATGTCGGAAATTGACCCGAGAGAGTTTGGCAAACTTGAGGCACAAGTGGGCTCCCTGCAAACGGAAGTCCATGCCCTGCGAGACGATGTCAAACAACTGCTGGAAATGGCTAATAAGTCCAAAGGTGGTTTTTGGATGGGGATGACAATCGCCTCAACGCTCGGCGGTGTGCTGACGTTTGTGGCAGATAGACTACTTTTGAAAGGGTAATATCATGCCAATGGTCGACGGAAAGAAGTACCCATACACGAAAAAGGGCAAGCAGGAAGCTGCTTCGGCCAAGATTAGCAAACTGCGCAAAGAAGGCTACCCACAGAAACAGGCGGTCGCCGTCGGTCTTAGCATGGCCGGCATGGCCAAGAAAAAGGCCAAGAAATGAAAGCCGGCCTCTATGCCAACATCAACGCCAAGCGAAAGCGTATCGAGGCTGGGTCTGGCGAGAAGATGAGAAAACCTGGGTCCAAAGGCGCGCCAACTACGGCTGCGTTTAAGGAGTCCGCTAAAACGGCCAAACCGAGGAAAAAATGAAGACACCCGCTTGGCAAAGAAAAGCCGGCCAAAATGCAAAAGGCGGCTTGAATGCCAAGGGCCGGGAGTCTTATAATGCAACAACTGGGGGAAACCTCAAACCGCCGGTAAAATCCGGCGATAACCCACGACGAGCTTCTTTTCTTGCCAGGATGGGCGGTACGCCCGGTCCCGAGCGCGTTGATGGCAAGCCCACACGGCTGCTGCTGTCATTAAACGCTTGGGGCGCCTCATCCAAGGCAGACGCAAAGGCAAAAGCTAAAGCTATCTCCGCAAGGAATAAGGCGAAAAGCAAATGACCTACTTGGAGCTTGTCAACGATGTGCTGATCCGTCTGCGGGAACAGCAAGTCACGACTGTTAATCTGACTTCGTACTCAGCCCTAATCGGCAAGTTCGTCAACGACGCCAAGCGGCAGATTGAAGATGCGTACGATTGGAATTCGCTCGGTCAGACCATCACATTAACAACTAACGCCAGCGAGTACGAGTACGCGCTGCCGGGCGTTGGCCAGAAGTTTCGCGTCGTTAGCGACCCACTGAACACCACATCCAACGTCGTGATGCAGAACATCACGCTGGGTGAGATGTATCAGAAACAGAACTTCACGCCGATCGTCACCAACATCCCCTCGCAGTACGTGTTTGATGGCGTAGACCCTAACGGCGACGCTAAAGTGACGCTGTATGGCCGCCCTAACGGCGTGTATACCATCAAGTTCTTTCTGAGCATTCCGCAACCCATGCTGACATCCGATAGCACATCTGTGCTGGTACCGGACGTGCTGGTTGCGCAAAGCGCTTACGCTCGCGCTTTGGTCGAGCGAGGTGAAGATGGCGGCTTGAACTCGTCGGAAGCCTACGCATTGTTTAGATCGATGATGTCGGATTACATCGCCTTGGAAGCAACGCGCTTTCCTGAGATGCAGGAGTTCATACCAAGATGAGCCAGTCGCTGCGCGTTGACACCATCTCGGCACCAGGCTTTTACGGCCTGAACACCCAAGATTCGCCGTTAGATTTGAACGCGGGTTTCGCGCTGACGGCGATTAACTGCGTCATCGACCAGTACGGCCGCGTAGGCGCGCGCAACGGATGGACTAAAGTAAACAGCAGCTCTGGCAATTTGGGCGCTAACGCAGTTGGTGTTATTCACGAATTGGTGGTCGCCGACGGAACCTACACGGTTTTGTTTGCAGGCAACAACAAATTATTTAAGCTCGATGGCAGCAACGCGGTTGTCGAGCTGACTTACGGGGGTGGGGGTGTGGCACCCACGATCACGGCCAATGATTGGCAGTGCGCGTCGCTCAGCAGCATCACATATTTCTTCCAGACCGGTCATGACCCACTGATTTACGATCCGACGGTCAGCACAACTACTTACCGCAGGGTTAGTGAGAAGTCGGGCTACGCGGGCACCGTGCCGCAGGGCAACATCTGTATCTCTGCGTACGGCCGCCTGTGGGTCGCCAACACAGCCGCAGACAAGCAGACACTGACTTTTTCAGATCTTCTGGCTGGCCACATATACACTGGCGGCACCTCCGGCACGTTGAACATCAACAGCGTGTGGCCTGCCGGGCCCGATGAGATCGTAGGCTTAGCTGCACATAACGGCTTTCTGATTATTTTTGGCAAGCGCCAGATCTTGGTTTATCAAGGCGCCACGGCGCCAGCCACAATGTCGCTATACGATACGGTGATCGGTATCGGCTGCATATCACGCGATTCCGTGCAGGCGACCAACACTGACGTGTACTTCCTGTCGAACAGTGGTGTGCGTTCCATCATGCGCACTATCCAAGAAAAGTCCGCGCCGTTTAGAGACATTAGCAAAAACGTGCGTAACGATCTGATGGGTATCGTGGCAGGTGAAGTGCCGGCGAACATAAAGGCGGTGTACTCGGAAATTAACGCGTTGTACTTGCTGACGCTGCCTACCAATAAGTCAGTGTATGCGTTTGATACGCGTGGGTATCTGCAAGATGGATCGGCCAGAGTTACTACTTGGACAGCCATCGAGCCAACGGCATTATTGTCGCGGCGCAATGGCGACTTGCTAATCGGTAAGGTCGGCTACATTGGTAGGTATTCGGGATATACCGACGACACGTCGGACTACCGTTTGCAGTACTACACGAATCACAGCGATTTAGGCGACCAAAACGTCACCTCCATACTAAAGCGTATTGGCGTCGTAGTTATTGGAGGTACAAATCAGTTCCTCACGATTAAGTGGGGCTTTGATTTTAACGAGAATTACATTTCCCAAAACACGCAAATCCCCACGCAGAGCGTGGCCGAATACGGCGTAGCTGAGTATGGTGCCAACGGTGTGCCGGTTGCGGAATATGCTAATGGTATTGCACTACAAACTTTGTACGCCCAAGGTTCAGGTGCAGGGCGCATTGTCCAGACAGGGTATGAAGCAGACATAAACGCCTCCGCGCTGTCTATCCAAAAAATTGAAATTCTGTCGAAAAACGGAAGGGTGACATGAGTAATTACACAAAAAGTACGGACTTCGCCGCCAAAGATGCGCTGGCGTCCGGCAATGCTGGCAAGATTGTTAAGGGTACTGAGATTGATACCGAGTTTAACAATATTGCTACGGCAATCGCTACTAAAGCAAATACTTCGGCGCCTTCATTTACCGGTACGGTTACTATCCCTACGGCGACTATCACTACAGCTAACGTAACTACATTGACGGCCACAACCGCGACGATTAGCGGCGGGTCGGTCACTGGCATTACCGACATTACGGTTGCTGACGGCGGCACAGGCGCATCGACGGCGGCTAATGCTCGAGTTAATTTGGGTACAGTAGCTGATACTGCTTCTAATGGCATCGCAGCGCGTACAGCAGCCAATACGCTTACAGCAAGGACAATTACTGCCAGCACAGGAATTACCGTAACCAATGGTGATGGAGCGTCAGGCAACCCTACGATTGCTAATACCGGCGTTCTAAGTTTAAAAGGTCAGAGCGCTGATACCGCACTAACAGGCGCTGCCGTCTTAACTTCCCTAGCGTCATTTGGTCGCAGTATATCGGCTAACGGCTATCAGAAATTGCCTGGTGGCTTGATAATTCAGTGGGGTTCGTTTACATCTAATGTAGATGATGACCAAATTGTAACTTTCCCCCTCACGTTCCCGACTGCATGCTATGCGGTAACGTCTACCATATCAGGTATTGTCGATGATGTTTCGACTTCTAGTTTTACTGTGAATAGGATTAACGACATATATGCTGGGTCGCCTACCGGGTATTTCATAGCTGTTGGTTCTTAATGAATACTTCAACGCTACTAGACGATAAGATTATCCATCACTTTAGTGACGGGCTGTACGCGAAAGAGACGCATGTGCCTGCCGGCATGGCGCTGATGAAACATACGCATGACTTTAGCCACTTGTCGATTCTGGCTAAAGGTAAGGTCGCCGTACTTAAAGGCGAAGATATAGAAGTGATTGAAGCGCCGGCGTGTATAGAAATTAAAGCTGGTTTGGTGCATGGCGTTAAAGCCATCGATGATTGTGTTTGGTTTTGTATTCACGCAACCGACGAAAAAGATGCGTCGAACGTGGATGAAGTCTTAATAAAGGGGTACTGATATGCCTTTCATAGGAGCCCTCGTAGGTGCGGGCGCGTCGTTGCTAGGGAGCTCGATGTCTTCTCGTTCGCAGCAAAAAGCTGCGAATACTTCGGCACGAGCGCAAGTAGAAGCTGCGCGAATAGGCGCTGAAGAAGCGCGTTTTCGCCCGGTAGGTACGACGACACGGTTTGGTTCTAGCCAGTTTATGTTCGGGCCGGAGGGTCGACTGTCGGGTGCGAGCTATACCGTTGACCCGCGCATTGCCGCTTACCAAGATCGCCTGCAGGCATTAGCTGAGCAGCAGCTGGGTGAGGCCGAGATGGCATCGGGCCGCTACCGGCCGTTGCAAGAAGCTGGTCAGTCGCTATTTAATCTTGGAAGTCAGTATCTAGCTGAGACGCCTGAACAGGTCGCTGAGCGCTACATGGCGCGTCAGATGGACCTGTTGGCGCCTGGACGCGAGCGGCAGTACGCGCAACTGCAGAATCAGCTCTACCAGACAGGCCGTGGCGGCTTGGCTGTCGGTGGCACCGGCGCGCGGCCTAGTGGTGCTGCTGGACTGGGCGCGGCTAATCCCGAGCTGGAAGCGTACTACAACGCCTTGGCGCAGCAGGACGCGCAGCTGGCAGCCCAAGCACAGCAGGCAGGGCAACAGCAGCTGGCATTCGGCACCGGTCTATTCGGCCAAGGCGCAGGATTGATGGGTGGCTACGAAGCCGGCGTGACTGGCGCTATCAATCCGTTTACCACCATGCTGGGCGGCGTCTCGACGCTGGAGAGCTTGGGTCAGCAGCCGCTGGACATCGGCGCGCAGTTGGGCGGCCGTGCCGCAACAGCCGGCGGCAATGCAGGCCAGATGCTGTTCCAAGCCGGTCAGAACGCTGCATTGACACGTCAGCAGGTGGCTCAGCAGAATCCGTTAGCAACATCGCTAATTAGCTTGGGCAGCAATCCGCAGTTTCAACAGCTAGGCTCACAGGTTGGTAATTTCGTGGGTGGCCTGTTTGGTGGCGGTGCACCTTCTAGCGCTTTGCCTTACGCCAGCCAGCAAGGTATCGGCGGGTCAGGCGGTGTGCCCTATATGTTGCCGTCGATCTGGAACCAATAAGGAGCAGTTATGGCAACGAGTGATATCTTAGGTTTGTTTGCGACGCCGGAGCAATATCAGGCGCAGCAGATGGCAAGCGAGCGTCAACAAGCCGGTCTGCTGGCCGGGCTGACGCCAGCGCAGTTGGCCAATTACGGCGCAGCGATCGGTGGCCAACAGCTCGGCCGTGGTTTGGGCAGCCTGTTTGGTGCGCAAGATCCGCAGTTGCAGATGATTACCCGTCGCCAGCAGTTGCTTAGCCAAATAAATCCTGGTGACCCGCAGGCGTTATTGCGCGCCGCACAACAAGCCGGCGAGATGGGCGATCCGCAGATG